CTTTGGCTTAAAAGGCAACAGTAGAACACACAATGATGATTGCGAAGAGTTTGTTGACTGGTTTATCGAGCAAGCAAAAGCAAACGGGTGCGAAACAGGAATCTTTTGCGGAGACTGGCATCACAATCGTAACAGTCTTAACCTCACTACTATGGATGCAACTATTCGCAGTCTTGAGAAACTAGGTGCGGCATTTGATAAGTTCTACATGTTTGTTGGTAATCATGACTTGTATTATAAAGACAAACGTGATGTAAGTTCTACTATATTTGGAAAACACATCGATGGCATTACGTTTGTAGATGAAATCTACGAAGAAGAAGATGTAGCACTTGTGCCTTGGCTTGTAGGCGACGAATGGAAAAAGATTGAAAAGATTAAAGCCAAATATATGTTTGGACATTTTGAACTTCCAAGTTTTTATATGAATGCTATGGTACAAATGCCAGATCATGGTGATTTAAAACCTTCACACTTTGCTAATCAAGAATACGTGTTTAGTGGACACTTCCACAAACGTCAAGTACAAGGCAAAATTCATTATATTGGCAATGCATTTCCGCACAACTACGCAGATGCATGGGACGATGAACGTGGTATGATGATACTTGATAGAGAAAATAATAAGGAACCAGAATACATCAACTGGTGGAACTGTCCTAAATATCGCACAACAACACTAAGCAAGTTACTAGATCCTAATGCAGACATTATTAAACCTAAAATGTACTTGCGTGTTACGATTGACTTACCTATCAGTTACGAAGAAGCACAATTTATCAAAGAAACTTACATTTCTACACATGGTTGTAGAGAAATTACACTTATTCCGCAAAAACAAATTGAAGAAATTACAACAGACTTAGATATTTCAGCATTTGAAAGTGTTGACGAAATTGTATCTAAAGAAATTACTGCAATTGACAGTGACAATTTTAACAAAAAGATGTTACTAGACATCTATAATGAGCTATAAATGATTAGAGTAAAAGATCTTACAGTAAAAAACTTTATGAGCGTGGGAAATCAAACCCAAGCAGTAGATTTTAATAGAGAGAAGTTGACGTTAGTACTAGGTGAAAATCTAGACCAAGGAGGTGACGACAGCGGGTCTCGTAACGGAACAGGCAAGACAACAATCATTAATGCATTGAGTTACGCCCTCTATGGAACAGCACTAACTAACATTAAGAGAAACAATCTTATCAATAAAACTAATTCAAAAGGTATGGTAGTTTCGCTTGATTTTGAAAAAGACGGTGTAAATTATCGCATTGAGCGAGGTAGGTCACCAACTTTTTTAAAGTTTTTTGTTAATGATCAAGAACAAGAAGCAGAAGATGAGTCGCAAGGCGATAGCCGCAAGACACAGGAATACTTAAACGACTTGTTGGGCATGTCGCATGATATGTTCAAACATGTTGTTGCACTGAATACATATTCAGAACCTTTCTTAGCAATGCGCACTAATGATCAAAGAGCTATTATTGAACAGTTACTTGGTATTACTATACTGTCAGAGAAGGCAGAAAATCTTAAAGAGCAAATTCGTTCTACCAAAGAATCTATTACAGCTGAAACATTAAGAATTGAAGCAATACAAACTGCAAATGAAAAAATTAGTGCTACTATTGTTAGTTTACAAAGTACTCAACGTGCATGGAATGCTAAAAAGCAGCAAGATCTTACAAAATTACAGCAAGGTTTAGATGAATTAGAACATTTAGATATTGAAGCAGAACTAGAAGCACATGAAAAATTATCTAATTGGACCGAGCATAACAACGCAATTACGGCTCTTAAAAAAGAATTAAGCACATTAGAGAGTGCATTACTACGTGCCGACAAGTCTGTTGAAAAGGCGGAAAAAGACATCGCAAATCTTGAAGATGCTACATGTTATACATGCGGACAAGCACTGCATGACGACAAAAAAGCAGAAATTGAGACAAGAAAGACTAAAGAATTAAACGATGCATTATCATATCAAACAGAAGTAAATGATAAAATTAGCGGTGTAATGAAAAGTCTTAAAGAAATTGGAGATATTAATGGTCGTCCGGCAACTTTTTATGAAAACTCAAAAGAAGCATATGATCATCGCACTAATGTTGACGGATTAAAGCAAGCTCTGCTTTCAAAAGAAAACGAAGAAGATCCTTATCAATCTCAAATTGACGAATTGAATAATAGCGCAATGCAAGTTATTGAATGGGATCAAGTAAACGAACTTAATAATCTTAAAGATCACCAAGAGTTCTTGCTAAAATTGCTTACAAACAAAGACAGTTTTATTCGTAAAAAGATCATTGAGCAAAACCTTGCATATCTAAACAACCGACTAACATATTATCTTGACAAACTAGGATTGCCGCATCAAGTTGTATTCCAAAATGATTTGAATGTTGAAATTACTCAACTAGGTCAAGACTTAGACTTTGATAACTTGAGCAGAGGCGAACGCAACAGACTTATACTAGGCATGAGCTTTGCTTTCCGTGATGTTTGGGAAAGTCTATATCAAAATATTAACTTGTTATTCATTGACGAGTTAATTGATAGTGGTATGGATACAGCAGGTGTTGAAAGTGCTTTAAGTGTCCTTAAAAAGATTGCACGTGAAAGAGAAAAGAATATTTTCTTAATCTCGCATAAAGACGAATTAGTTGGAAGAGTGAACACTATTCTCAAAGTTGTAAAAGAAAATGGATTTACAAGTTATGAGAATGATGTCGAAGTAGTAGAATGAAAATACGTATAGGTACTAGAGGCAGTAAATTAGGTATAGCATATGCAGAAAAGGTTTGCAAAGAGCTTCCGTATGACACTGAAATTATTACTATTAAAACAAAAGGTGATTTAAATCCAGACACTCCTGTTTCAGAAATAGGAGGCAAAGGCATTTTTTGTAGTGCAATTGAAAAAGAATTGTTAAATGGAAATATTGATATTGGTGTACACAGTTTAAAAGACATGCCTGGGGATGTTGAAACACCGGGACTAGTAGTAAATTCTGTTCTTAAACGAAATAGCGCACATGATGTTATAGTTGGAAAAGTAAATTTTGGATGTACAATTGGTACTAGTAGTCCTCGACGAATAGCCCAATTAAAAGACCTTTACAATAATCTAAACATTATTATTAAACCTATTAGAGGAAACATTGATACTCGGTTAGAGAAACTTGATAGCGGCGAATACGATGCTATTGTGTTAGCAGAAGCAGGTTTACAGACACTTAATATTAATAGAACATGGATTAAACTTCCTATAGTACCTGCAATTGGTCAAGGCATTATTGCTTTACAAACAAAAGCAGACAACGAAGTTATAAATGAAATTGTAAAGAAAATTAATCATAAAACTACATATGCACAAGCTCAATTAGAACGAGCATTACTAAAAGGCATTGGTGGTGATTGTACTACAAAAGTAGCTGCACATGCAACTGGTAGTAATCCTATTACCTTAAAGGCAATGTATTATGATTGATGACGATACACATGACAAATTAACTAAAGCATACATGGAATACTTTAAGGCTAATGAAGCATTTGAATCAAGAAAGTCTCATCGTACCCATGCAGCAAGTAGAAGATTCCTAAGGCAAATTAGAGACTTGGCAAAAGAGCGTATGGATGAAATTCATAAAACGTATCAAGCCAAAAAAGAGGCAGAGAAAAAATAGGCAACGGTAAGTAAGTTCATGCAATGGACTTATGAAGGCAAAGTAATAGAAACAATACCAAACGAGTATGAAGGCTTTGTATATCTCATAACCAATCTTACCACTGGGCAAAAGTACATAGGCAAAAAACTAGCAAAGTTTAAAACTACCAAGCCACCACTCAAAGGCAAGAAAAATAAAAGAAGAGGCTACAAAGAAAGCGATTGGAAAACCTATTGGGGATCATCTGATAGACTTAACGCTGATGTTGAAGCACTAGGCCCAGAAAACTTCACAAGAGAAATACTATACCTATGTAAAGGCCGGGGCGAAATGTCCTACATTGAGGCAAGAGAGCAATTTGACCGCCGTGTATTAGAGAGCGACGAGTATTACAATGGAATTATTAATGTTAGAGTTGG